CATATAATGGAATAAAAGCAGGTGGATATTGTGGTTTTGGAGCTGGCTTTTGTGATGTATCATATAATTTTTGTTCTAGTAAAACAGGTGGTTCTTTAACAGGATTTTCTGCAGTTCTTTTTTTATTAATTTCTTTTTGATCATTACTAATAAAAGGACTATTTTTTTCTGCTTTTGTTGTCATTGTTTCTAAATTATCATTTCCACCTTTTAAATTTCTAATTATTTTTTCTGTATTTAAATCTTCTTTGATAATTCTTTTGTTAATCATTGATTCTTTGTCATTAATATCATCTAATATCATACTATTTTTTTTTGACTTTCTTTTAATTTTTGAATATTCAATCCCTTCATCTTTTAATGTTCTAAGATTAGTAATCATTATATTATGATTAGATTTAATTTTATCTTGTTGACCTAATATCGAATAATTATCTGAATCCATATAAGTATTTATTTTTCCAGTCAAATATTGATGATTAGTTAAGATTTCTTTTGAATAATTTTTAGAAGGTTTAATTTTATATTCATCGAAATATTCATTATCTAATAAATCTATTGGTCTCACAATTACTATGTTTTTGGTCATTTTCTCATTGTTTAAACCTCTGATATGTTGAGGGAAAATTAAATCTATAAATTTCTTAGTTTTATCATCACATTTATTATTATTATAAAGTGACATTTTGCTTGTACCTTCTAATAAATCATTTAGAAAAGTAAGTAAATCATAATATTGATTTGGTTGATCTGCAAATTTAATTGATGGATTATCATAATTACTAGTACCATAAAATTTTGGAATAACAGCATTCTCAAAATTAGTTATTTTAATATCAAATCCTGTGTTAGGAACATAAAATTTATATTTATTAATTCCATCATATTCAGTATATGAATTAAAATTTTTTTTTTGATAAATTAATATATTATTTAAATTCAAATTATTATGTCTAAAACCTTCAAACTCGTTTTGAATAACAGCTAATGTGTGAATTATTTGAAAAAATAATGGTTTATAATCACAATTATTATTTTCAAGATAATCTTCTAATGATATACTTTTAAAAAAATGTTCTCTTAGCTGTAAACAACATGTATCCAATATTTTACCATTAGCAATATCTTTTTTAATATTTGAATATGATAAATCATTATTTATTAAATGTTCTATTTCATTAAATTTAACGTCAAAATTTATAATAGGTAACTGAATATGATTTGTTTTTCTACTTAAAACTAATTGACTTAACAAATATGAAAATAAACTATCATTATTTATTTTATCATCTAAAGAATTTATTTTTTTGACATTTTTATAAAAACTTATTTTAATATTTATTGAAAATTGATTAGAATACTTTTTAAAAATATAAGATTTATTTTCATCATTGTAACTTAATAATTTAAATTTTCCTTCCAAAATATCTTTTTTATTCGATTCATAATTTTTTATTGTTTCTAAATTTGAATCAGGTAATGAAACTTTAATATCATCTAAACTTATTTTTCCCATAATAATTTTATCGAATGAAAAACAATTTTGATTATTTAAATTATAGTTATAATCATAAATTAAATTTATTTTATTTTCAAGATCATAATTTTCAGGTTCCATATTAATAATATATATAAAATTAGAATTTTTATTTTACTAAATTTCTAAAACATCCAAATTATAATTATAATCATAACCTTTGTTATAATTGGTGAATAGATAAATTAATCTTACGATATATGCTTCCATATGAATAATATGTCTAGTACCCTGACTTAATCTTTGTTCAAAAATTGAAGTAATATCAATTATAAAATATTTAAGTTTTAAATTATCAACCGACTCAAGTAATTTTAACATTATTTTTCTAATTATTATTTGTGTTGATATATTTGTAATAAATAAAATATAAAATTGTTCTCTTATTTTTTTAATTACAGAATATAATCTTTTATTATTTTGATTTTTATGATTTATAATATTTTTAACTATATCATCAATTACATATTCCCAATTTTTTTCATATTTTATACCATATCTATACATCTCTAATAACCAGATAGCGTGATTAACTTTATTATCTGAATTATCTATTATTTCTTTTAATTTAAACCAAGGTAAATCCAAATTTTCCTTTATACAAATATGTAAGAGAGTTTCTAATATTTGTTCATCTGATGGTAATGGAACTCTGATCATAAGACAACGAGATCTAATTGGTTCAATAATTTTTGATAGTTGATCAGATATTAAAATAAATTTACATGAACTTGAATATTTTTCCATTGTTCGTCTTAATGAAGCTTGTGCGTAATATGATAAATTATCTATTTTATTAATGATAACAACCTTAAATAATTTTCTGTTTTTAAGTATATTTAATAACTCTGATTTTGCATAATCTTGAATAATTTCTTGAATTAAATATTTATCAAAACCATTTGAATTTGGTTCAATAATAATATGATGTTTTGATTGCTTTATCATTATCTTTGTTTTTGTATTTGAATATCCAGATACCGTATATTCAACTTCTTTTAATTCAACACCTTGTTTCCCATAAATTTTTTCTAATAATTTATTTATTAAATATTCCTTTCCTGAACCAACTGGTCCATAAACAATTAAATGTTGAAAATTACTATATCTCCATGTACCATATTCCAAATCATCTAAAATTTTCTTAAAATCATCATTTGGTATTTTAATTATTGAATTTATATTTGAATAAATTTGATTATGAGCATCAAAACTATCTATTATTTTATCAATAATTGTTTGATGGCAAGTTATATAATTTGAATCATTATAATATTTATCAACTAAAAACATTATAGTATAAATATAAAAATTCTTTAAATGAAAAAATTGATTATTAATTTTTATACCATTATATAGTTTATTTAATGAATAGACCTAGTTGGGATGAATATTTTAAAGAAATAGTTCAAGTAACTGCAAAAAGAAGTAGTTGTGAAAGATTAAATGTTGGTTGTATATTAGTTTGTGATAATCGAATTATAGCACAAGGTTATAATGGATTTCTTCCAAGTTGTGAACATAAATCTATTGTAAGAGATGGTCATGAACAAGCAACTGTTCATGCTGAACAAAATGCATTATGCGATTGTGCTAAGAGAGGAGTAAGTTGTAATAATGCAATTGCTTATGTAACTCATTATCCTTGTATTATTTGTACTAGATTATTATTAGCATCTGGTATTAGATCCATTAAATATATTAACGATTATAAAAATGATGAATTAGTTTTATATTTATGTAATCAAATAGGTGCTTGTATAACCAAAATATAAAAACTTTGGTTTTTATAAAAAAATTGAAATATAATATAATTTTATTTAATTTTAGTTGATAATGAAAATCAAACAATTATCAAACAATTATGAATCTTTACTTGATTCTGAAGTTCAAGTAAGTGGTTGGGTTTTAACATCCAGATCCCAAAAAGATATTACATTTATCAAATTAAATGATGGATCAAATGCAAATGGTGTTCAATTAATTATTGATTCAACTATTCCGGAATTAGCTAGTATTAACACTGGAACAAGTTTAACAGCATTTGGTACTTTAGTTAAATCTCCAGCTGAAGGACAACCTTTTGAAATTAAAGTAAAAACAATTCAAGTATTAGGAACTACTCAACTTGATGATTATCCATTAGCTAAAGGAAAAATGCCTCTTGATTATTTAAGAAATTATGCACATCTACGTACTAGAACATCATCATTTGGAAGTATTTTTAGGATCAAATCTGGTATATCCCAAGCTACAAATAAATTTTTTATGGAAAGAGGGTATTTACATATTAATCCAAATATTGTAACAGTAAATGAATGTGAAGGTGGTGCAGGTGTTTTTCAATTAACTGAATTAGATATTTCTGATAATTCAAAATTACCACTTGTAAAAGGCACATCAAAATATAATTGGTCTGAAGATCACTTTGGTAAACCTGCTTATTTAACTGTAAGTTCACAATTACAACTTGAAGCATTATCTTGTTCTCTTGGTTCAGTCTATACAACTAACAAAAGTTTTAGAAGTGAACATTCATCTACTAATAAACATTTAAGTGAATTTGAACATTTAGAAATTGAAGATATTTTTATTACATTAGATGATTTAATGCAAATAGGTGAAGATTATATTAAATTTGTTGGTCAATATTTATTAGATAATTGTAAAGAAGATATAAATAATCTTGGTAAATTTGTAAGCAAGGGTTTACTAGAAAGAATCCAAAGTATTGTTGAAGCGAATTTTCATCGAGTTAAATATTCTGAAGCAATTCAAATTTTACAGAAAGCAACTAATTTAACAAATCCAGTAGTTTATGGTGAAGATTTGTGTTCAGAATTTGAAAATTACTTAACCGAACATTTTAAAGGACCAGTATTTGTATCTCATTGGCCTATTGCTATTAAAAGTTTTTACATGAAACAATGTGATGATTTGATAACATGTGAAAATTTTGATCTACTTATGCCTTATAAAGTTGGTGAATTAATTGGTGGATCAATGCGTGAAGATAATTTACAGAAAATGTTGGATATTATGGAAAAGAAAGGAGTTAATCCAGAACCATTACAATTTTATCTCGATTTACGAAAATTTGGTTCGGTACCTCATGGTGGATTTGGATTGGGTTTAGATAGAATGTGTATGATGTTTACTGGTATGGAGAGTATTAAAGATGTCGTAGCATTCCCAGTTTATTATAAAAATTGCAATTATTAAAAAACCTTAGTTTAAAAAAAATTGATTGTATATTTTCTTATTCATTTATGATCATATTAATGACAACTAAATTAAATACTCAAGACAATATTGTAGTCAATTATTTACATAAATTATGGAATAATCAGAATTCAGTTATTCAAACACTACTTGATAATAATATAATTAATCGAGTAAATGAACAAGTGAATGAACAAGTGAATGAACCAGTGAATGAACCAGTGAATGAACCAGTGAATGAACAAGTGAATGAACCAGTGAATGAACAAGTGAATGAACAAGTGAATGAACCAGTAAATGAACAAGTGAATGAACAAGTGAATGAACAAGTGAATGAACCAGTAAATGAACAAGTGAATGAACAAGTGAATGAACCAGTGAATGAACAAGTGAATGAACAAGTGAATGAACAAGTGAATGAACCAGTAAATGAACAAGTGAATGAACCAGTGAATGAACAAGTGAATGAACAAGTGAATGAACCAGTGAATGAACAAGTGAATGAACCAGTAAATGAACCAGTAAATGAAACATCAGAATTAAAAGAATTAGATAAAATATCAATTAGTATTAAAAATGAAAGTACTTTTAAAAAGAATGTTAAAGAAAACATAGATAAAATTCGAGAAATAGGTTTTAGAGCTTATAAAAATATTGGATTAGAAAAAGAAGTAAATTTAATTGTAAAATTTTTAACAGATAATGAAATAAATCAAGTGTATAATTTTAAGGTATCTGATGATTTTAACAGAAGAAATATAATGAAAGATATTTCAAGATGTACAATATTTCCTAAATATAAATCAGGAGATGTAACTAAACCGGAAAATTTTAGATATTTAGTAAATCATCATAATGTAATTAAAATAATTGATCGTTTATGGTGTATTGATTTGATAAATAGTTGTGGTACTAATCTACCAGATAAAAATATTTATAAAGCTAATTTAGTAAAAGCATTCAATGGATCAATAATAGAAACTGCAGTAGAAAATACTGAATCAATTGATGCAGTTGTATTATTAGATATATCAAAAGCATTTGATTCTCTTGAATGGGATATATTGGAACAACTTTTACAAAGTAATTTATCCAGAAAAACATCTCAAGAAAAAGCAAAAGTATTAGTAGATCAATATATGACAATTTTGAAAAATAGAAAATTATATTATAATAATCATTTCATAAGTATTTCAAAAGGAATACCAACAGGATTACCTAGTTCTAATTTAGTTTTTACTTTGGTATTAGAAGAAATATTACATCGATGGTTTATAAGATACAATTTTAAAAATTATGAAGATTTTATAATGTCTATTTATGTTGATGATATTCATATGAAAATACTTAAAAAACAGAATGCAAATAAAATAATAACTAGTTTAATTGATTTTTTGGTATTATTTAAATTGAATATTAATAAATTAAAATCTCGAGTATGTCCTAATTTGGAAGTAGATTTACCAAATAAATTAAAAAGTGAAGATTTTTATTTGGGTATTCCTTTTACTAGGGATATTAAGTTATATGGTAAATTAATTTTATCTGATTTTCAGAAAAATAAACTAAATTTATCTTGGATTCAAATTTATGATATTTTATGTAAAGAAAAATCTGATGATACTACAAGAAAAATCGTTGGATATTTTAACTATAAATTAAATCCACTTTTAAATAGTGATAACGAAAATTCTAAAGAAGTCATTAAAAATTTTATTTTCAATAATTATGCTAAAGAAGAAATTAAACAAAGAAAAACTAAAAATTACCTGATATTTGCAACCGGTATCTTTATTGTAACTGTATTACTTTCAAAATTTTATAATTAAAAAATTGATTTATATTATTATTATAATATAATTGATATATGTAATTTGTATGTTAGATGTAGATAAAACTTATTTAGATAGTAAGTATTTAGATTTTTATTGGAAAAGTAATATAATTGTTAATAAATCTAAAACTAAAATAAATGAATATAGAAACTTAAATTTAGGAGATGATATTAAAAAAGAAAAATTGAATAAAATAAATAAAAATGTTAATAACTTAATTATTAATGATTCAGAAGAAAACAATAATAATTTCAAATATACAAGTATTATTAGATCAAATAATACAAGAAAAAATAACAAATATACCCTTAGAGAAGAATATAGTAGAGAACAAGATACAAATATTAGAATCAATGATAAACAAAAATCCAGTGAATATAGAACATTTCAAAAATATTCTGATACCAGTGAAAATAAAAGAGAAATGCATAATTTGTCCGAGAAATGCAGAATACATGAACATAACCTTAGAGAAAGAAAAATTTTGTTGGATTCATTCTCAAAACCTAAACTATTAAAAAATTGAAATATAAGTATCTTTCTTTTAAACAATATATCTAATGAGAAAACTAAAGGAATTAAAAGAAATTCACAATATTTTTGTTGAATCTATAACAGATCTTGATAATAAAATTCAGCTACAAATGAAGAAAATAAAATTAGAATATCAAAAAAATGTATCTGAAGAAAAAGTTAGATTGTTAATAGAAGTTTGTAATGGTGAAGGTTTAGATTTTAGTATAATTAAGAATAAATATTTAAAATCTAAAGAATATAATAATTTATCTGAAAATGAATCATTAAAGAGCAATGAAATTAAAGAAGAAGATTTACTTGATAAAATAACTTTTGGTGGAAAAGAGTATTATTATGAAGCCAAAGAAAAAGGTTTAGTATATGATTTAAATTCTAAACTGGTTGGAACTTTTAAAAATGGAAAAATATTTTTAAATTAAATTAATTAATTGAATCATTCTAAGAGTTGATTTTTTTGACCATTTATATTTATTCATAAATTGATTTATATTAGAATCTGATAATTTTGTTCCTTTAAAAGTATCAATAAATGATTTAAGATCTGTATATCCACCTAATAATAAGTTACCTTTTGAATTGAATTTATTTAAATAAATTTGAGGAAATGTTTGTATTTTATTGTTAATATACTTATTTTTTTCTATTTGAGAAATCCAATGAGTCTGAGAAGGTATTTTATGTGATTGTATTAATTCATTTGCTGCTATTGAATAACCACAATTTTGGAGTAATATTAATTTAAGAGAATAATTACTCATTACTATATATATATATTTGATATAAATTATATTAATATAATTAAAGAATATTTTCTATTTTCAACTAATAATGACTGGAGGATTAATTCAATTAGTAACTACAGGTATCCAAGATTCACCAATTATTGGAAATCCAGAAATTACTTTTTTTAAAACAATGTATAGACAACATACAAATTTTTCATTATGTCAACATGAAAGGAACATTGGAACAATTAATTTTGATAAAGAATCATCAAAGATTATTGAAAAAAATGGTGACCTTTTATATAATCAAATTTTTAGAATTGAAATACCTTATTTTGATATTATGAAAAAAACCATTCAACAAACCCAAAATATTTTAATGGATACAGGTTACAAAAATGGTTATAATTTTAGTAAATTATCAGTTAATTTTATGAATTCTTACTGTTTGATATATTATTTGGAGAATAATGATTCTTGGTATATAATACCTGAAAATTTATTTAAATTATCATCTTTTACATCATTTAAATCTTTAATTGAATCTATTGAACTTACACCAAATTTACTACCAGATTATATTCGTACATCAGATTTAAATCAATTTGTAACTAATTATCAACTAGAAGACAATGATAAATCATCAATAATAAGTATTTTACGAATTACATCTAATTTCTTTGAACAATTTTGGATAGATTGGGTAAGTAAAACCGATGATATCAATATGTTAAATCAATTGATTACAATCAAAAGTTTTTATAATAAATTGAATTTATTTTTGAAAAAAAGAATGTTTGATATTTATTATTTAAAAAACAATTATTACAAAAATCAGGATTATTTTGATTTTTCATCTAATGTTTCATCAGAAGAAATTATAATTAAAACAGAAACAGAAAGATATTTTGAACATTTAAATTCAAATATCAACGAAAATTTAAATTTTGACATTGATATGGCAAAAAAATATTGTAAAGATAATTTATATGATTTTAATGATTATAAGAAAAATATTTTAATTTATAATTCATTATTAGTTTTATCTTTAATAAAATTATTATATTCATCATCAGAAATTTATACTTTTTGGAATAAATATGAAATTGATCAAGAAAATTTACCTAATTTAAATATAAATTTGAACGATTCAAATATTCAGAATGAATGGAAAGAAAATATTAATAAAATATTAAATGATACAATAGGAATAACATCATTAAAAAATCCATTATATGAAAATTTAATAAATAATTATTATAAAATAGAAGAAAAAAATAAAGAAAATTTCAAAGATACTTTTAAACAAATAGAGGTTTATGGAATATTTAAAATAAAAAAAATATATGCATCTTTAAAAATATTTATGGATAGATTTTTACTAATACCTGATTATCAACTTAATTTTAATAATGGATATATTAACAATAGATATCCTGATAATAGTGTAAAACAATTTTATTTGCAAAATAATTATGATGAATTACTCAATAATGAATTACAAAAATATCCAAATTTAATATCTGATCAAAATAAATTAAGTAATATAGAGAATAAAAATTTATCTCCAGTTGATATTCAAAATATATATGGAGTTATTGCTGAAGAAGCATCTAAAGTTTTATTTAATTTTGTAAATTTTGATCTTGGTTTAAAATCATTAATTGTTTTATGGAAAAATTGTGTCATAAATAGATTGTATAAAAGATATTTAGATTATAGTTCATTTGGAAATAAAAATGAAGGATTAACTGATTATGGAGGTTCTAGATTATTAACTTTTTATTATTCTTTGAATTTAACAAATTTATATAACTTTAAGGAATTTTCAAATTCATTCTACGAAATGTTTTATAAAAATAGTTGGATAGGAACATTAAATTATAATATTAATGATTTTTTAAAATTAAAAGAAAATATTAATTACATAAATTTACATACATTAAATACAACAGATTTTACAAATATTAATACAAATAATAATTTTGTTAAATTAAATATTTCAAATAAATACACTTATCAATATTTAGTTGACCAATATGATAATTATAAATATTTGATGGAACCATTTGATAACTATGATAAAAAAAATTACAAAAAAATAAGATTAGAATTGTCTACTAATAAATTATACTTAAGATATGATAATTTTTATGATGAAAACAGTCAAATAAAGTTATGTTTATTACATAATTCTAATACCAATAAACAATTAAATTTAAATAATTATGAAGGATTAGGTAAATATGATAAACTGGAATTATCATGGTCTTCATTAGAATATAAAATAATAAATAATGAAAGAAATTTTAATAGTTTATATCTTGTATTTAGTGATGTAAAGTTAATTATTGATAAAGAAAAAATAAACATATCAGACTATTTAAATCAAAAAAAATTATTATTAAATAATTTATTATTTGAAATGGATGTAAATTATGAAACATTTGTTCCTATTGTTTGTTTTAGTAATGAAACAATAAATTATCCTAATATTGAAGTTAAAAAATATTATTTATTATCAAAATATAACAATAATAAAATAAGACTATTAAATATTGAAGAATCAGGATATGAAGTTTCAATCGATAATTCTGTAGATAATGAAAACAATCTTAAAATATTAACAATTAATTACATTGATCCAAATAATAAAATAAATCCTCCTATTTATTTAAAATGTAGTGTTGAAGATTCAAAAACAAATTATAGTTTAGACATTGGAACATATATTTACAGAGTAACATTTTATAATTCAACCGAAGAGTCATTATTAGGAGAAAGTGTTAAAATTACAATTACTGAAAATAACAAGTTAATAAAATTAGAAGAAATTCCTATATCACTAAATTTAAATGTAATAGGTCGAAGAATTTATAGAACTAAAGTAAATGGTGATAAATTTTATTTGTTAAAAGAAATAAATAATAACCAAATCACAGTTTTAATAGATGATATTACCGATAATAAACTAGGTATTGATTATAATATTGATTCATCAATTAAATATATAAATATTGCAGAAAATAAAAGTCTAGTTACAAAACAAATTGTAAATTTGGTTAAAAACGATAATTTTTTCATTGTTAAGGATTTAAATGGTAAAAATATTATTTTACCAAAAAATTATGATAATATTTTAGATATTTACATAGAAGTAATTGATTTAAATAAAAATAAAGATAAATTTAAGTTGATTAAATCTAATGATTATACTATGGAATCAAACGGTACAATAAAGTTAAAAAATGAATCATATGATAAAAATTATCTTTATTGGTTAGTAAACAGTAAAACATATCAAGAAAATATTAAATTACTTCCAAATCAGAAAAATGTTCCTTTTAAATCTACTGCTTTTAAATTAATTAATTTTGAATCCGATACTATAGATTCAATAGAAGCAGGTTTATATAAATACAAAATAAGTTTTTACAATACAATAACAGAAGAAGAATCATTATCATCAAATGAGATATCAATAAATATACTAAATAATAATCAGATAAAAATTAGTGATTTTTCTCCAATATTTGACAAAACATTTAATAGTTGGAAAATTTATAGAACCAAAAAAAATGGAAATATTTTTTATTATCTTGATAATATAATTGAAACAGAAAACAACTTATATATTGATAAAAAAAAAGATAATGTATTAAATAATGAATATCAAAATGTTAAATTAAGAATAACACAACCTATAAATACACATCTAATTAATAATTTTACCAGACAATTATTTTTAACTGTTGAATATCCAAATTGGCAGACTGGAGCTGATACATTAAAATATAAATTAGAAGAAGGTACTTATAAATATACTATAACATTTTTAAATATTAATATTAATGAAGAAACAAATGAAGAAACAATAACAGAAGAAACTATTAAAGGAAGTGAAACAGCTATTAATATTTATGTCCCAAGAAATTTAATATGGATGTATTATTCTAAACCCACTGGGAGAGTTAAAATTACTATTCCTAATTCCAATAATCCAAATGTTACACACATAAATATTTATAGAACCAAAGTAAATCAAAATGACTTTTTCTTATTGAAAAAATGTGAAATAAGTAAATTAAATTTATATGAATATATAGACAACGAAATTGATGAAAATTTAACCGTTCCAATCCCTCCTTCAAATATAAAAATAAATACTTATAATATTTTAAAAATATTAAATACAGAAATAACTCCTAATTTACATTCATTTATTTCTCATTCAACTGATTTAACATTTGCAAATGAAAAACATATTTCTGATTTAAATGATTATCTATTTAATAAGCCATTTATAATGTTAATTAATGATAAAGGTCCTGATATTTTTAATAGTTTAAATTCTCTAAAACAATCCTTACAAACAACAAATGCTTATTTTTATAATGTACCATTTAAAATTAATTCATCTTCAATTATTACAGTTGATAATAAAAATTCATCATATCTCATACCTTTGTCTTCTCAACAGTTTTTTAATAAAACAGATTCAAAATATTATTCAGTCGATTTAAAAAACAATTTAATAGTAGAAACCCAAGATGAACAGATAATTCAGAAATCATTTAATCCTGCATTTGATGAATTTAATATTTCAAATATGTTTTTAAACTCAAATAATTATTCATACATTTTAATTGATCAAATATTAGAAAAATTCAATGATGTGATTATTGCAAATCCAGAATTTAAATTATTAGTTAATTTAATTGATAATATTAACAATGAATTTATTAGTATTAAGTCTATTTTGGATTATAATAATTTATTTGGTTTAACTACTAAAAAAATTTTAGTTAATTTAAAAAATATTAATAAAGTATCTGACGCTTTTAATGATAAAATATATAATATTGACTTAATATCTTATTCAAATTTAGACTATATAAAATATTCTCATTATGCACTTGAATTGAAAAATAATGAAGTAAAAGATATTAATAATATAAAATTAAATATTTATGATAGTGATGTAAATTTAGCCAAGTTAAAAATAATATCACCAGTTTATCAATATTATGATGCAAACAAAAAAATATCAGTAAATTTAAAAGACTATTTAAAAAATGTTAGTTCTTTTTTTAAGGAACATATAGAATTTATCAATAAAAATTTAGATTATTTGAATATAACAGATTCTAATAATTATCAAGAACAATTTTTATCAACTAATGAAATAACCCAACATAAATACAATAATTTTTACGAATATGATAATACTGATAATCAAATAAATTTGTTACATCCAATCATTGAAAAAACTAAAATATCAAAAATTAATATTAAAACTGATAATTTAATTACAATTAATAATTTTAGTATAACAAGTGATAAAACAATTACAACAAACGAATTTAATGAAAATATTTTGCAAAATAATTTTAATGATTCTAAATTTAAATTTGAAAATAGAAATGAATATAAAACAGATAAATTTAATTATTTAGGATTGTGTCATATTGATAATAATTATGAAGTTAATTTAGATGATAAATATATTGTTTCAAATGGTATAAAATATTTTCAATTAGATGATAAAAAAATATATTTAGGTACAGCTGATAATACTTTAGGAAGATATTATTTAGGTAAAAATAATAAAGAAAATAAACTTTTGGTCTCTTCATTTTATTGTTCAAATCCATATGAACTAAAATTCGGAGATTCAAATTTATATTTAGAATTAGAAAACACAGAAGGGTATTATTATAAATTAAACATTATGTGGGATAAATATAAAGAAATCACATTGAATGAAGGTAATGTTCTACCGAATCCATCACAAAATCAATATAATTATTTTAATAATACATCTGATAATTTATTATATTATTCAGATGGAACTAATTGGATTCCAAGTCCAAAAATAGTAAATGCAATAATTAAAGTTAGTAATATACCAAATTATTTAAATAAAGTAGTTTTAATTCAAAATAGTGGATATTTTATTTGGGGAATACAATCAAATCTTAAAATTGAGTGTTTATTTTATATTAATAATATTTATCATGAAGGAATATTAGAAAATAAAAATAATAATAGTGCTACTTTATATTTAAAAACTAAATATGTAATTGATATTAATTTTAATGAATTATTTTATTCTAATAATTTAAAGAGTCAATTAATTAAAAATATTACAGTTGAAGAATTTAAATATTTTAATTTTGAAAAGAAATTTAATAATTTGTTTGATTTTGATTATTTTAATTTTGGTAATAAATATTATACTTCAAATGAAATTATTAAATCTACAGCACCTCAATATACTTATAAATCAAATCCACAATTTACTAATGAAACTTTAACAACGATAGATTCATTTTTATATAATAAAATATTTATGTATATTAATTCAAATGATTTAAATGATTTTACTAAGATAACAGCTAATAATGGAGATTTAACAGTTTTTACTGAAATAGAAGCAGAAGAAAGCCCGATAGAACTTAATTCAATAGTAGAACCAAAAAAATATGGATTTTATATCTATAAAAACAAGTTGTCTAAATTTGGTGTTTGGAATGAAATTGTACCAATAGTAAGCACAATAGCAGTTGTGTCAATTAATCAACCTGTTATTAATGGACTTTATATATATCAAGACAAGTTGTTTAAATTTGGTGAATGGAAAGAATTAGATGCAATAGTAAGCCCGATAGCAGTTACTTCAATTAATCAACCTATTTTAAATAAATTTTATATATATAATAACAAATTATTTAAATTTACAGGTACTTGGAATCAAATAATACCAATAGAAAGCACAATAGAAGTTGAGTCAATTGATCAACCTATTATTGATGAACTTTATATATATCAAAACAAGTTTTATACATTTAAAGGTATTTGGAATGAAATAGTAGCAAATCAAAGCCAGATAGCAGTTGAGTCAATTGTTAAACCCATTATTAATGGTTATTATATCTATCAAAACAAGTATTTTAAACTTAAAGGTACTTTTAATCTAATAACAACTGGACATTATAGAATAATTTCAAAAACATCATATAATAATGAATTTTATATTATCAATTCAAATGGATTTATAGTTTTGATTATTATAAAAGAGAATGAATATATTTTGAATAATAATAAATTATATAAGAGAGTTAAAGATAATAATAATAATAATTATATTTGGAATATAATTTCATCTGGAAACTATTTAATTAATTCAAATAATCTTTTGTTCAATAATAAATATTGTTCAATATTTAATGATCAAATTATTAAAAATACAGTTCAATGTTATAAAAAAAGTGATTTTAAAAAAATTATTGCCAACAATGGAGATTCAACAAATAATAATATTGGTTCTAATAATGATTATATAATTGATAATAATAATTTATTTAAAAAAAGTAATTCAAAATGGAATTTAATAACGAATGATACTTTTATAATTAAATCAAATAACTTAGATTTTAATAACAAAAAAGTACAAATTAATTTAATAGATTTTATAGAAATACAAGCAGAAGAAACTATTTCAATAACTAATTCACCTACTTCTAATGGTTACTACATCTATCAAAACAAATTGTTTGAATTTACAGATAATTGGAATCAAATAACAACTGGATTATATAAAATAGAATCAACAAATAATAATTATAATAATCGATTTTATTTAATTGAATCAAGTGGTCTTTTAAATCAAATATATAATAGTTTAATATTATATGATAGTAACTATAAAAAAATAGACTTTATTTCAATTTCTGCCAATGAAGGAAATATTTGGAAAAGTAAAGTTATATCTAATAGTTATATAATTTTCGATAATAAACTTTATATTGGTGTAGATAAAGAATGGAAATTAATATTAGGAGGTTATTATAAATTTCAATCTAATATTAATTTTTGGAATAATAAATTTGTTAATATTAATATTGATGGAACTATGAATGTAGTAAATAATTTCAATCAAATAACAGCCAATAATAAAACAGAAACAGTATCTGAAAATCAATATGTAATTGATAATAATTTATTATATCAAAAAATTGGATCTCAATTAGTTAAAGTAAAATCAGATTTCTATTTATTATTATCAAATAATTCAAATTATAATTCTAAATATGTTAAAATAACTGATGGAAAAATTAACATTGTTTCAAATAAATTATCAAAACCTAATCAAAATAAAGTTACCGTAGATTTATTAACACCAATGACTATAAAAAATTCAGTAGTTTATTCATATTATCAAGATTATGAATTTTCAAAAAAATTAAAAGATATTGATTATGATAATTGGATTTTACTTATTGATACTGATATATTAACTAAAAGACATTTTATGTTAAAAGTAAATGAAATTAAGAATAAACAAATACCATGTGCTAATTATAACATATGGATTTTACCAATGAAAAATTTACCAATTATTAAACATTCAAATCAAGATATATCAATAAATCAAAATGGTGAAATAACAAATTTGAATAATTTACAAGATTATTCATACTATTTAATAAAATACAATAATTCTAGTTATATTTATTATTTTGAAACAGGTAATTCAATAATTCCTAATGATATTAATATTCAATATAACTTGAAGGCACCTCAAAATCAAACTATTAATATCAGAGAAATATTTATAATAAATAATGATATATTTAATACTGATTTTAAACAATTAGTAAAAATTTATGATACTCTAAAATTTAAAGAAAATTTTATTAATAAAGAATTACAATTATCAGTAAACCAAATTATAGCAAATAAAGGAACATCAACAGATAATACTGTAGGTAATAATAATGATTACATAATTGACTATAATAATTTATATCAAAAAATAAATTCAGAATGGAATATTGTAACTAAAGGAACATATTTAATTAAATCAGATAATTTAGATTATGATAACAAGATTTTAGAAATAGACTATCAAAAAACCATCGAAATAATTGATGTTGAAGACAATATTATATTTCCAGAATATCCAATTGATAATGTTTCATATATCATAAATGGGAATATATTGTATAAATATAATAATAATAAATGGAATGAAATATATGCAAATGTAAGCCAGGTAGAAGTTGAGTTAATTCCTGATCCTATTAAAGATAATTTATATATATATGAAAACAAGTTGTTTAAATATACAGGTACTTGGTATCAAATAGAAGTAATTGTAAGCCAGATAGAAGTTAAGTCAATTATTCAACCTGTTATTAATGGATATTATATCTATCAAAACACATTGTTTAAATTAGGTGAATGGGAATTCGTAAAAAAAGGATATTTTAAAATTAAAATAGTTAATAATAATGATAGTTATTATAAAAATAAATATATTTATATTGGATATGATTATAATATTTATGAAATTAAAAATAGTTTAAATTTTGGAAATAAAACAGAATTATATAAAGGTATGACATATAAGTCTTCTTATTTAAAAACAATATATGATATTAAATATTTAACAGAAATTTCAATAGGTCTTGAAGGTGATAATTTATTTCTAGTAACTTTATTTTTAAAATCAAAAACAAATTCATTATTTCTAAAATACCCGATTTTTTTTAAAAAAAAAGAGGAAGTATTTTTTCCAAATCTTAAAGTATATTTTAATATAAATGAATCTAATGATTATAGTATAATTGATCCAAATGATGTAAATGGTACTAAATATAATAATTCACTTATACCTATTAATTATGATAAAATTATTACTACAACTTTAAATCAAACAAAAATAACAATAAATGACGATTTAATTATAGGTAAATTTTTTGATATTTACGATGGTTATGAAATAAAATCATTATCACCGTATTTAGAATTTAATCCAACTACAAAAAATTTAAAGATAAAATCTGGTTATGATATTTATAATGATGATTTGAATAATCAAGTTAATTTCTTTCATTTTTGGAAACTAGAATTAAAAAATATATCAACTGGATATACAAATATAATAATATTTTGGACATTTTTTACTAAATCAATAAATTTAATTAAAGAATATTTAAAAATTAATGTAGATTCTACATCTGATCCAAAAATTGGGATATCTCAACCATATAGTAATGAAAAAATTAATAACTTTGGTAAAAATCATATACTAATAGGCTCTTACCCTGATATTTTTATACAAGATATTGATAATTTATTTATAAAAAATATTGAATTTGAAGGCAATCTTGCATTTAAATATTATACAGATACCAGACATGAAAATAAAAATATAAAATATGAAATAAAAAAAATAAATTATAATTACATTAATAATAACAAGCCTAGTATTGAAAAACTAAGTGTAAATGTTTTGAAAAATATAAATACAAAACAATACAAAAATCTATACGATAAAATTATGGTTTATATTTTAATATGTTATGATGATAAGGAATTGAAGACTTTAACTGTATTTTTAAAATCTGAACTTGATAAATACACATCATATTTTACTAAAAACTCATTATCTATTTATTATACAACCAGTTTACCACAGTTTGTAAGCAATCCTATAACAATATATCCATTATCTTTAAAAGATAATACTTTATATTCAGTAAATAATTGTAATAAATTATATCTTGAAATGGGTGAAATTATTATTATTGATGATAATTATTTTTATGTTGAAGGCTTGAATGTATTTACTGATAATTATGACTTAAAACTAATAAGAACAGGAAAAGATTTAATATATAAATATTGTGGATATTATACTATTGGTAATTATTTGAGTAAAAATAATAAGATTATACCAGATTTAAAATATGATAATATTAATACATACAAATCTTTAAGTGGTTATAATGATGACTCTTATGGTGAATTATATTATTCGAATATTATGTCAAAGGTATTTATTAAAAATGGAGGATGGTTAGAATATGAAAAAGATATTAATATTTTAAATGAATCATATTTAAATATTAAATTATTACATAATCAAAATAAATTATATCAACTAGATAATT